TCTTTAGGATAATCCGTAAGGTCAGTTTCTAGGTCATACTTACCGTCATTTACTATAAATTCTTTTATTTCTTTTAAACTACTCTGCACTAAAGTCCACGTAGTTTTATCAAGCATCCACTCACCTTTAATACCTAACATAGTGTTTTTAAGTATGTATGGTGTTTCAAATATTTCTTTAGGTTTCTCCGTCATCTGCTTCCCCTTCTATAATTGTGCCCATGGGCAGTATACCGCCAGTTTCGTAGTATAACTCTTTTAAACGGTCTAGTATTTGTTCTTTATCCATAGTCTCTACTTTATTTACTACTAGCTCACTACGGTTGATGTATAGTCCTGCTGCTTTACCCCTAGCTACTTCTGCAGTAACAGCAGCAGACCACGCACCATTACGCATAGCTCCCTCACGTATGTCTTTTAAATCTGTAAGGTGAGTAGATAAATCAAGTTCTACTTTTTTGGCTGCTTTTTTCTGTAAGGCTTGTATGCGTTGGCTTACTAAAGGGTTAGCTTTACTGTCTAATACACTACCCGCTCTAGCTGCATTTTTTTCGCTATAACCTGCTTTTTGTGCTGCGTCTTTTTTGCTCATACCCTTAGCTACGTTTTGTGCATATTTTTCTTGACGGGGAGTTAGTTTCTTTTTTGCCATCCCCAACCTTTCATACTTAGCATAAACTTACCTGCGGTATCCCTCAAGTTTTCAGGTACTTCTTTAAGCCTGTGGTATCTTTGTGTGCTACTGCTTTCACCTTTGTTTTCTATTATAGCTTCATGCATGGTTACTAAAGCGTCGTAAACCCTTTTATTTTCATGCTCACGCCTAGCCTCTTTATCACGTTCTTCAAACTCTTCTGCTAAATTAAGTATTGTATCGTCAATATGATAATCGTTAGTGCGGTCAATAATATTAATATCATCTAGGTGTGCTCCTAAAAATTGTTTACGTAATCCTTCGTATATTCTACCGTCTTTTTCTGATACTTTAGCTCTACCTACTTGATACGGACTTTTATTTGGGTTACATTTTTCACAAACTACTATACCTTCTTTTCTATACCTGTAGCCTATCTTACCCTTACAGCGTACACATCTAGTATTATCTGTATTTTCTATAGTCTCCATACTCTTAACTTACGTTCATCGTCACTGTCTTCTATTCTAGTGGTATATTCAAAGTTATGTCTATTGGCATATCTACTTAAAGCTATACGTATTCTTTGTATATCTAACGCGTCTTCTACAGGGTAACCAATACTATGACCGCTCTCTTTTAATAAATGAAAATCGTATTTGTTATTGTTTAAATGCTTTTCTGGTAATGGTATGTCTGTTTCTAATTTATGCATCTTTAAAAAACTCCTCTATAAATTGTCTATAATTTCTAGCTCTACTAGTGTATATAGCTTGCACCTCATCAAAGTCTGGGTGTGAGTCGTCACACTTTAAACCTTTAGAGTTTATCTCTTTTATACGTTTTTCTTTCCACTTAGGATCTACGTTTTTATTACTTACCATATACTTTACTATACCTAGTTTCTATTAATATGTATACTTTACTTGTAAACTTTTTTACCTTCATTAAGTCTGTATAATTTAATATATCCTAGTTTTTTGTCATACTTAATATCATTGATATCTAGTTCAGTAAACTTTAATATGTTAGCTATACTTGGGGTGCCTTTATTAACATCCTTATAATTACTGAGTCTGTTCTTTATCTTTTGACTCAGTGGGTTTTTGTCAGTAAGTTCTACTAACCAGTCAGTTTCCCAAGGGTCACGACCACGGACAGTTTTACAGTGGTTATTAGGTTTAGGTATATCTACCTTTTTAGTTTGAAATATATTTTTCATATCGGTGTCCTCCATACATACCGCTTTTTTATAACCTAAATTATATAGTTTTATTTGTGCTTCTTTATGACTATCAAAACTTTTTACTTTTCTTTTTACAAGGGTATTGTATATCTTTAAATACTGTTTTAGCGTATCTCCAGGAGCCATAACGTTAGGGTCACCCACAAATATACCACCGCCTTTGAGCTTGTGCATCTCGGACATGGTGTGTTTTATAACTCTTTTGTAGGTTTCGTCAGTGAAGTATATAAAGTTTATTTCCGCCATGAATCGTATATTAATAAGCCTAATAAACTCAACGTTAGCACTACACCAAAAGTAACCACACTAGCTAAAAGCACATCTAACAACATTTAAAAAAACTCCTTGTAATTAACGGTTGCCTCTCCCCAGTTGTTACCTATCTCAGCGTCTACTAAATTAGGCACTTCTATCTTTACGCAACTGGACATTATTTCTATAATTTTTTCACACTCTTCTTTATTCTTCACCGATATATCAAGTTCGTCGTGTACTTGAGTATGTGGTAAAAAGCCTTCTTTGTATAAATCTACCATAGCTTTCTTGGTCATATCTGCAGCTGAGCCTTGTATTAAACGGTTCATGGCTTTATATGTGTAGGCACGTTTTAATTTTTCACCGTATCTTTCTTTAGCTTCCTCATAAGGTAAAGGTAGCTTACGTTCAAAACTAGGCTCGTATAAATTAAACCTACACTTACGACCTAGTAAAGTAACAATATAACCTCTATTACTACCTAGCCTAGCACATTGGTCACGTAGTCCACGGATAAAGGGAACTCTACTGTGGTAAGTTTCAAATAACTCTTCAGCTTCTTGTGGGGTTATATCTAACTGACTTATAAGCTTATCTTTACCCATACCGTAACTAAGTCCTAAATTAATAATCTTAGCCTCCTTACGGCTTATATTAGCCATATCAGCCACTATTTGGTGAAAGTCAGCGTTTTTATTACGGTAAGCATCGATGGCATCCTCAGCCCCTACTTGTTGAGTAACACTGGCATAGTGTGCCGTGAGTCTAGGCTCTTGTTGTGAGTAATCAAAACAGCCCCAGTAATGATCTTTTTCAGGTATGAATATACTACGTATGAGTGGACCTATTTTATCATGCCTAGCTGGCACTTGTTGTAAGTTAGGGTTAGAGCTACTAAACCTACCCGTAACTGTTCCTCCAGAGTCACTACGCAACGGGTGTAGTTCACCATGTATTCTACCGTTTACGTTATGTTCTAATATCATTTTATCTATAAAAGTAGTTCTAGCTTTATTCAGCTTACGTGCTTTAGCTATGTCTCTAGCTAATCTATTGTCGTGGTTTTCTAACCAGCTTGAAGTAAAACTAGGTGCGTTAAGTTTAGGGCTACGTGGATAACTTAACCCAGCTCTGTCAAACACTGTGGCAACAGAGGCTGCAGCCCACAAGTCTGGGTAAACACCGTGCTCACTTTTAATATTGTTTAGTATGCCTTCCTCTTCTTTTAATAATTCTTTACTAACTATTTCCGCTTTATCTAAATCTACTGGCACACCTTTATAACGCATCTCTAGTAGTATGGGTATTAAACTACTTTCAAGTTCGTATATGGCTTCTACGTTTTCTGCTTTTAATAGATCTTTAAATAACTGCCATAGTTTTAAAGTAAGAGCTGCATCTTGCTCAGCGTATTTACCTACATACTTAGCAGGTAACTTCCACATATCTTTTTTAGGATTAAGGCTATAAGCAGATGCTGCCTCTGTTAATAGAGTTTCATCTTTAACTTCTTTTAAATATCTTTCACCTAGTTTATTTAATGAGTAACCGTTTTGATTTTCATTTATCAACGGTGCAGCGAACATAGTATCATGTACCTTACCGTTTACTTTTATACCCATACGTTTTAGCCAACCTAAATCATATAAAGCATTATGAAAAACTTTATCATTATTATAAGAAAGTTGTTTAGTCAACCAAGTAGTAACTAAACCTGAGTCTAGGTTGCCTCCGCCTTTATGTGCTATAGGAAAATAATAACTAAAGTCTTTAGTAGCTATAGCTATACCAGTAACAAAACCAGTATTAGAAAATGCCCAAGACGGTCCATGAGACAGGAGCAAAGGGTCATACGTCTCAAGGTCTATTGCGACTTCCTCATAGTTAGCTAATTCAGGTAAGTCGCTAGGAGGAGACCAGTCCGTCTCGGGCGTGAACAAATTTGTTTGCATTAAGTCTTGCATCTATTCCTTAGTTCTGTACTACTAAACGTGTGTTTTCTTTCGTTATAATATATGCGTTTACTGTATAAACCTTCAAACTCTTGTTTACCAGTAAAGTCCTTATTATAATATTCTTCACCTATAATTCTTACGTCCCACGGAACAGTTCTAAGTATATTTAATAAATCATCTTCAGTGTTGTAGAGTAATATATCATCAACATATCTACATGCTTTAACCTGTAATTGTCTTTCTAATAAACTTTGTATGGGTTTATTTTTATCTTTATTTTCTTTACTGGGGTCAATGTGTATACAGGCTGTTAAAAAATCACACTGTTCTTTAGCTTCTCGTAGCATAATAACATGCCCAGCGTGAAATAAATCAAACGCACTAAAAGTTATACCTCTAACCATTTTTATCGGCACTTAACTCACCTAGCATGTGAGCTTCAACTAATAATAAGTATCTACGTAAGTCACGTATATCATCTAGTACACCTGTGTTACTAGGGTTTTTAGCTATAGCTGAAAATACGTCATAACCCTCTTCTTTACATTGGTTTTCTAGCCTGTCCCACTTACGAGCCAGCATCATAAAAGCACCTACGCCACCCCTACTACGCCAACTATCACCATACGTTTTTTGGGCTAACTCTAAATGGTTAGTATCTGCTACACCTAATTGTGCTATTAAATTAAAATCACTACCTTCTTTCATATTTTTCTCCTATTAAATACCTGTCCTATATGTTAAGTTTATACGTGGTGCCGCATGTTCCATAGGTAATACCGCATGAGTTGCACACATTTGGCTATTACCGTCAAAAACTATTATGTCACCATCTTCTAATATGTAATTATGTTCTTCAGCGTTTACCCCTAATACAGGTTGTATGTATTTATATAACTCACTTGTATTAGTTTCTGGTTTTATTTGACAATCATATTGATGCCATTGAAAAATCCTAGGACCACCTAAGGATATAGAAACTACTAGATCGTCTAGGGTAGGCACTGTATCACTATGGTGCGGTAAACCTTTACCATCTTCACCATAATACCCACAAAGGCAAAAAGTAAACTTAGCGTCAAACATTTTTTCTATATTCTCCTTTATAGCGTTTACTAAGTAATTATTAGACCAAGGCTCAGGTTTATATTCTTTACCAGCGTAGGTAAAGGTAGAGTCGCCATAACCCTTAGTAGGTCTACCGACAACTTTTTTACCCTTAAATTCCCTAACGGTAGGCTCGTCCCAGTTCTTCCATTTTTCTGGCTCTATAATATAGTGTTTAAATTTATGTTTTATTAATTTAATCATATCTATCTTTACATATACGTTGTTTACCGTAATAACACCACTTACACTTAAAACTACTAGGGTTAGCAGGGAACTCATCTGCAGTGGTCATTACTACCGCTCTGTTATTTATTTTTTCTTTACGAGCTTTTATACTTTCTCGGTTATACATATAACGTTCTATTTTATTATGGTCTAAATACCACATCTCAGTTATTATATTCTCAACCTCTGGGTATCTAGCTAACACTACCGCACCATACAACTCACACTGTTCCCTATGGCTTTCTTGGTTACCTTCATACTTACCTGTTTTAAAATCAATAACCCTAGCTTGTGTAGGCTGACTAGCATCATGTACAAAAGCATCTACCTTAGCTCTACCCCATGTATCTGGATCAAACCATCCTGTTGAGCTCCACTCTTTGTCAAAAGCCCAATCACCTTCACAGATTACTGAGCCTTCTAAATACATTCTACGTAGCTCATCAAAACCTATTTGAAAATCTTTAAGTTGTGTCGTTGGTAGTTCATCTATATGTCCTCTTATATAATCCTCACAGTTTTTATGAACTTCTTTACCACGTTCCATATATTTATTTCCTGGCTCTCTTATCTTTTCTACACAGCTATAGTAAGCTTTTTTAGGGCAACCCTCATACGTAGTCAACCTACTGTAAGACCACTGAGGTATTTTACCGCTCATGTTAGCCTTCTATTAATCCACTCAAAACCAGCTAATGACCAGTCGCCTGCTTCGCAACATTGTACTTCATGTAAGGCGAAGTCATAGTCTGCTTTTTTATATAAATACCAAGCGTCTTGTAGGGGACAAGCGACCTTAGTAAAAAACGGATCATTAAAAAACTTATCACCAAAAGGCACTCTGTTTAAAAATTTATGTAAGTCTGCGCACCATGTAGGTATATCAGTACTGATCATCTTGTATGGTTTGAGTGCTTTATTTTCATATGGGTTATTAAAATACTTCATAGAGTAAAAGTCAAACGCATCTTCGTTAGAAAGTTCTTGATACATATCATTAAATATGTCTGTGTAAACGTGGAAACTATCACTCACTTGATAATATTTACCTACCTCAATACCTATAGCACTAGCTATATATTCTTGTAATATAGACATATGTACTACGTTAGCCCCGAAAGTACCCCATATAACGTCGTTAGACCTATTACTAACCGTCATATTTAGTTTACCGTCCCTAACCTTAAAGTATATAGCCGTATTACAAGGTACGTCCTTACAGTCCTTACCTAAGTCTTGTGCACCGTCCCACATCTGTAATACACACCTACGGCTATTAGGGTTATTTTTTAATTCATTAACTATTAGGTCTAGTTGGTTTTTACCGAAGTGTTTTATCCACCTATAACCGTAAGCACCCCATAAAGTTTCACCGTCATCACTATATTCTTCCATACGCTTATTATATCTTTTTACGTAAGCTAAATCATTACGACCCTCTAACATCCACAGACTCTCCATAAAATGGAAGAAAGGGTTAGCGTTTCTTATTTCTTCAAACAAAACTCTTTCTCTAGGGTTCTCATATACT